TACGATGGCTATGACGGGCATAAGACAGTCCTTCTCGACGACTTTTCAGGCGCGTCATCCCATATGTCATTGGTCACACTGCTACGACTCCTTGACAGATACCCTGTCCAAGTCCCCATCAAAGGAAGCCATACCTGGTGGCTTCCTGACCGGATATATATCACCACGAACATCCTCCCTTCACTCTGGTACAAGTGGGAGAACCGTGGAGAGCACTATAAAGCTTTGGCTAGACGATTCACCAAAGTGGTGATGTTCTACAACAAGCTTCATCCTGAAGACCCTGGGTTTGTAGATCAAGACGCTGATTGGTGGAAGGAGAATGCTCCACAAGAAGCGATCTGTTTATTCTAATAAACTACGCATCACTAAACCTCACCCTCACTCTTCCCTCCAAGTATCCTTGCTCACTTTGTGAGATCAACAACAGGCCAATGTTGTTCGATCTAATCTCTCCAATCACTCCTGTTGTTGAGGAGAACTCAATCGGAAGATTCACGTTGGCAAAGAAGCTTCCACTGATTGACGTTCCATCCACATCGTCGTTGCTTGCATTCGTTGTGTTCATGTAGCTCATGTCGTGACGCTTGTCGTACAAGATCCTGAACCTCGAGCTGTTTGCGAGATTGTTGAAGGAGTTGTACTGTTGAGTCTCGAGAATATCTGTCACTGTCGCTGCTGTTCCATTTGCTTGTCTGTCGAGGAAGACAATCACACGTACGGTCTCTCCTCCTCGTGCTGACGATACGTTGTTTACTGCAGGCAGTCCAGTTGTGTAACGAAAGCCAATCCTTCGGATGGTACACTTTCGCCCAACTCTCTGACTCTCTGTAACGCCCTGAGGAATGAGATTCCAAGAAGGAAAGATTGTGCCGCCGTTCGCAACCGTCGCATCATAGATCTCAGTATCGAAGAACTTGAGCTCTCCTTGTCTCCCGCTGAACCTACCGTAAAATCCGGATGATCTGTCTCGTCCAGGAGTAAAGCGTCTCCGCTTGAAGTTCGTGCGCGGTCTGGCGACTGCCAGAATTTGCGCCGATGACGAGTACTTCCTTTTCCTTGATGCATTCATAACTATGACACGAAAGTGTTGCGCAGAAAAAAACACACCACAAGAGTGTTAGTTCCACTAGCACCTAAACCTACTATATTCGATGAAAAATCAATGAAATTTCAATTAAATATTTAGCGATCTAAAATAGCATGTCGCGATTCTACCCCCCTGATAAATTGAAAAGCCGTAGTAAGGCCCATTGAGCTACCACTAGGGGTGCCGAAGCGAAGCGAAGGCCACCCCTAGACGGCCGAACAGGCCGCCTGGAAGTAGAACGTCTGGACTGACACTAATGTCGCCAGCGAGCGCAGCGAGCGTAATGGTGAGAAAAGGGCCGCAGGCCCGTTCTCACCCAATTAACTGATATCAATCTCTCACACGTCATTACCTGCGTGACAACAACTTCACTTAAAAGGAAGAGTCAAAAAAAGGGCCCATATGGGCGCTGGCTCAGAGGTGGTGGTCATTATTACCCACCACCTCTGAGACACGAGGAGCGCAGCGACGAGAACGAGGAGCGAAGCGACGAGCATGGCAGCGAACAGAAGATACCGCAACTTTTGCTTTACCTTCAACAACCCTGGTGAAGACCCCATCCCTTTCGACGTTGAGAAGATGAGCTATCTCGTCTATCAACGGGAGAAAGGTGCGAACGGCACGGAGCACTATCAAGGCTACTGTGAGTTGAAGACTCAACAGCGTCTGAACGCAGTGAAGACGCTCATCGCAGGGCCCGGAGGGACCTGCCACGTTGAACCTAGACGTGGGACTGCGGAGCAGGCAGCGGCCTACTGCAAGAAGGACGACACCCGAATGGAAGGCGAAGCCTTCCATGAGTTTGGAGAACTATCCTCTCCTGGAAAACGCAACGACCTCGAGGACTTCAAGGACGCAGTCGTGAAGGACCGGAAGCGCAAGCGTGAACTTATCGATGAGCATTACGGTACTCTCGCTCGTTACCCCAAGTTTTACGACACGCTCATCTCTATGTGCAGGCCGACTCGGACGCAAGATTTGGAAGTCATACTTCATATCGGAGAGACGGGTCTTGGAAAGACTCGACGGGTTTACGATCAATATGGAGATGACCCGGACTTTTACATTGCCCCCCTCAGCAATGGGACTCCCTGGTACGATGGCTATGACGGGCATAAGACAGTCCTTCTCGACGACTTTTCAGGCGCGTCATCCCATATGTCATTGGTCACACTGCTACGACTCCTTGACAGATACCCTGTCCAAGTCCCCATCAAAGGAA